GGTACTGATGTAATAATATTCATAAATAAAAAAAGGGAGGCCAGGATTGGCCCGACCTCCCTTAATAAATAATTAATTAATTAATTATGATGCGAACAGTTGTCCTGCGGTAGGGTAATACTTCATAAGAAGACGAATCTTCCCAGCAGTAGCTACGTCTGGTCCTTCACCCGTGAAGTTGTAGGTGAGGTCAACAGCACTAGCAAGGTGAAAACCAACAACAGAAAGTGCGCCAGTATTGGCGAACATTTTGCCCAGGTTTCCGCTGTCACTGAAAACGTCAACTTCGTCAACGAAACCATCAGCGTCACCATCATCGCCAATAGCGATAGTGGCATCCGTGATGCTGGTTCCAACGACAAGCTCGTCAACAATGATTGCAGCTCCGAAGATACCACCAGCCATCGCAGCTTCACCAACTTGAATGTCAACAGCAGTCGCTGAACCAGCGGTTGTGCCGAGAGTAGACAGGTCAATAGAAGCTTCATAATTGAATCCCAATGCTAGGGTTTCAATGTTTTGTACTTTCTTTAGTTCAATAGCCATTTTAATGTACCTCCTGTGGTTTAGCTAAGTGCAGTGATTTTACCGTGTGCGCCAGGGTGGAGTACGTTGAGCGTCAATGCGCAGTCAACAAATCCACGCTCGCCACCACCTTGATTGGGGAGACGGGCACTACCCATTGGGATCAACTCGGAAACACCGTAGTATTCTGGGTGAACCAGGTAACCAGTGTCCTTGTTGGTCGTGTCGGGCATACAGTCAGGATTTCCGTTAACGATAGCAACCGTGCCATGATCAGACTCATAAAGCTCAACAGAGAGCTTAATCTGAGCAACGTCACCGTTGTAGTTTACGTTACGGATAGAAGTTCCAGCACCAGAACCATCTGGATCAAGGCGAGCAAAGTCGCTGATCTCGCGACGGAGAGCAGTGTCAGCAACCAAAGTCAAACCATTGCTCATTCCGGTAACACGGAAGATCGAGGTGATGAGGTTGTTGAATACAGTTTCCGTGAAAGCACCAGTTGAATGGATGCTGCCAGAAGGAGTGCGGAACGCAGCAGGAACGTCAGACGGTCCTGCGGAATCAATCCAGTCACCAAGTCCACGCAACTTGTAAACCGTTCCAGCTCCATCTTCCGCAGAGCGGTCGTTGTTAGAGCAGAGAGTGGCTTCAATGTCACGCTTTAGTTCGCGGATTGCCTTTGCTTCGGCTTGTGCTACTTTAGCAGGTCCAACGGAGTCAACAGCTTCCTGTAAGTCGGAAACCATGTAGTCGCGGCGAAACTTCTGAACGTAGTTGCCTAGACGAGCGCGGCCACTGAATTGGTCGGTGAACGTAGTAACGTCAGCGCCTTCTGCTATTCCAGATGTACTGGGAGAAGAAAGAGAGTCTACGGTCCACTCAACAAACGTAGCGTTTGCTCGTGATTTAGATGCGGATGAAAGTACGGGAGTTTCTTCAGGGGCCAAGATGGTTAAAACGTCCATCAAGTCCTCACGATTGGAAACAGCCGAACCAGGATTTGTGGTATCAAATGTATCTGAGAATGCCATGATTATTTACTTTGTAATTGTAATGTTCTAAGAGTGATGAAATCGTCTTTTCGTCCAGAAGATTTAAATCGGGTTTTATGTTCTTTTAGAGCCTTGCCTAAAGGTCTTTCAGTTTTTTCAGACATTGCAGAAGCTGGAGTTGAACCACTAGAAGGAGTGAGCTTTAACGATTTTTTTGAAACCGGTGTGCCTTTTCCTTTTATTGGTTTTCTCCCGTATTTGCTATTTACAGCGTGAGCCATGAAATAAGGAATTTGAGAATATAAATCTGGAGAAGAAGTCTCCAAATCTTTTAGCCTGGGATCACTCATAATTGCTATGAATTGATTCTTTAGCTCGTTTTCGTTCTCGTCTCCCAACCATTCAAGTTCCTGTACGGCTTTATTGCCCAACTGCTGACGTAGTGTTTTTGCATCTTCCAAGCCTTGTAGCTTTTGCAACTGGTCTGGAATATATGAGTCACGAGATTTTCTGGCGCTTTGAAGAGCTTTACGCACTTCGGCCTTAGTCATCGGGCGACCTTCTACAGTAGTTATTTCGTCGTCGGCAGAATATTCATCGGAATCAAATAGCAGGTCTTCAGCCCAACTAATAACATCACCAACTTCATCAGACTTCTTTTGGAGGTCTTCAAGAGTTGATAAATTAGATAGTGGGTTGTCCTTAACTTCTGGCTCCTTGATTGTTAGTTGCATAGTTTGCAACTCTTCCTCAGCAGCCTTCCGTCTCGCCGTAAGTTCACTAATACGCGACTGTGCGCCAGGAATGAGTTGCTGACGCAAAGCGTCTTTATCCTCATCTGACAAACTGTCTAAATCAAACTGTGAAAGAACATTATCCTCAGTTGCTTGCTCTGGAGTTTCCTCCTCACTAGCTTCCTCGGCCAATTCTTGAGACTCTTCTTCGGACTGTTGTCCTAGTAAAGCCTCGCTACGTCTCTGAACAAAGTCAGACGCAGATATGTTTTGGTTGTCCACTGATTCTGGTTCAGCCTCAGCGACGGCTGTATTGATCTCATCGTTCATAACTGTTTCCACTATTTACGCCTAGCGATTGCGCGGAAACATATTATCACGCATTAAAGAAAATCTTTGTGCCTTTTTTCTAGTTTTTTCACGTCAACCATTTGCAAAATTTGATCATAGGTTATTATCCTGCCAGAAATTTGCTGAAGTTGCTCTGTCCGAGCTTCGTGCATATCTCCTATGCACTCCTCTCGCAAAGCCGACAACACATTTATAAAACGAGCAAAAGACTCATGGTTGTGTAGTGATTGTATATCTTTCTCTAAGCTCATTGAACCATATTCTGGGTTTGGACACCACCCATTTGAGCCGGTGCTGTACCAATTTTACCTATTTGAGCGTTCTCAGCTTGCTGCATAGAGAACTGATATTGGCCCATATACTTTTGCAAACGCTGCGCAAAAGCAGGATCAGTTTGCATACGTTGGGCAATATCCGGTTGCTGCAAATATTGCTGAATAATTTCCATAGCCGCTTGAGCACCGTTTGCACGTGCAGGCATCTCAATGCCCGCATAAATTTTTGATAAGTCATCTGTAATATCTTTGAGCATTTGCTGCTGTGCAGCTTCCACTGGTTGAAGAACACTATCAGCTAAAACCGGATCAACACTTCCAGCAATTAGTGTTACTAAATTATCTACGTTTATTCTTCCGTTTCTGTCCAACTGAAGGAGAGAAATCATGGAATTTAATTTATTCTCCTGTTTCTCTGGGTCAGTATTCTGGACATCATAGGAAATTGTTATATCAAAGCTCTCGTCTGGGTTTCCCTTACTGAACATCTGAGGATCTGGAACACCAGTAACCTGAAAGAAAACACTGTCTGGGCCAAAACGCTGAAAGCATTTGTAGCACATCCCTATTACGTTAGAGCAATGAGTTAAAAACTTGTCTACCAAGAACTGCTGCCTTATCTGGCTAACCGGACCTTCACGATCTAGGCCAACCAATCTATCAGCTTGAGCCTCTTGGGTTTTTTCCATCTCAACCGATCCTTGGTTGTATACCGGAGTGGGGCCAAATTCAAAATCACCCTTGCGGCGATATGGTATCATCCGACCTGGCCCCCAATCTGTAGGAGCTTGCCCCACCGGGTGCATTATCGGAGGAACCGTAGAAAGACTATTGCGATCAATCCGGCTGTCGCGTTCAACCTTTACTTGGTTTTGTATGCCACGCAGCAAGTCGGGTATGGTCATTGTGTCATACAACCTCTTACTGTCTTCGGACAGCTTGGTAACCACAACTGGGTAGTCCTCATATCCGTTGAGCAGCTCAAACTTTGCATAACCCGGTATACCCGGCATTCCACTAAAATCACGATGAAACACTGTGCAATATATCCCCTCGGAACCATCTTCTTTGTCTATCAATCTTTGGTAACCGTAAACAATTTCAATTAGCTCCTCAGCCTCATAGACATTATCGGTAAGACTAATAGACCTGCGTCCTTCTTGCTCACGCTCGATAGAGTCAATGTTCACACCACGATAACGATCAATGACGTGTTCTACAAAATCTTCATCCCACCCATCAGTAATAATTTTATTCTGCAACTCCTGTGGAGTGTAGTAGGTTTTCCAAAAACAATATGGAGCCCGCTGCGGATCGGTAACATACGGAGGAAAAATAAAATCTCCATCTGGAGCTAGTGTTTTAACCTCTGGAGCGTTTACTTGGCGGCGCACTATTGGCAACTCAGCACTTCCACTTTCTTTTAAATCTTTAAGAGCTTTCTTGGCTCTTTTCTCGGTAACACCTTGAAAGCTATTTTGAAGCATTGCCAAAACATCATCATCTGCTTCACCCTCAGAAATTAGTTCTGCCAAGGCAGGATCAATAGATGCTATTTGCTCTAGGCTAAGACGTTGAAGAAACGATCTGTCCTCCATGTGCCAGCCAACGTAAGTAATCAATATACCACGTTCCAACATATAGTTGGCTCCTAGTTCCATCTCTTGCTTGAAGCGAGGAATGTAACCACTCTTTACCATCCATTTTAAAAAATTTGTAACCACACGACTTCTTGCAATATCTGCCACCTCCACTGGAAATGCTCGGATGTTTGCTCTGTTCATTGCAGACAAGAACAAGGAAACCAACCTGGTTATACGCTCGTCGATAACATGGCTCTCCATATCCGAGGCTCCCTCCCAGGGGAAAGCGTCTGCTCCGTGCTTGCGAAGGTCTCGGCTTTTGCCGGGCCACCAATTACGCCGGTCATCATAACTGCTTCGGCACAAATCAAAGTATGCCTCAAGCTCGGTTACTGATTGGTCATAAGCGTAACGTAAAGATGTGATGTCAGGATCGTCACTAACGTATGTTAGAGACTCGGAAATGGAATCATTTTGCATTGAGCTTGCCCTTTATATTATGGAAAACGTGATAAAAATATTGCTCGTTAGCTCCTATCTTATCACACAAATCGGTGGATTTTACTGAGTAAAGCTCATCGTGAGTAGCTACTTTGCACAAAATTTCCCAAGCAAGCAGCCTGTCTATCTGCTCACATATCCATTGACGGTTCATTGTAATGTCATCTGACGTATCTGTATGACACTCCGACCGCATCTTCAATAGCCTCTATTTTAATATTTTTACCAACCAAAGTTTTTCTTAATTTTCTTGGAACACATACTGGAACCTTTTTATCAATTTCTTTAATGTAAGAATATACATATCTAGGATTTGCTGCCGACTTTATCACATACCCTTTGTAGTGCTTGGGGACTATTTCAGGAATGTCTACGGCCATACGCAATATTTCTTGGCCATCTTCATTAATCCACAGTCCTTTCCCTCCCTTTCCTGTGACCATCGAGGAACACAACTTTGATTTAGTCAAACCAACCAAATCTTCTACGTCAGTATCAAGCTCCTCAGCCAGTGTTCCTATCCTAATCTTTGGCATTAATATCCTCCTCTTGATTTACTTGTTGTTAGCAAGCTTCTGTTTTCCATATGGTCTGGGCCTTCCCCTCCATTCGCCATTCGCAAATAGCGTATAAGATCAAAAAAATCTTTAAGTGCTTCATCCGACTTACCTTGTGAGTTATAATTAAGTAAGCTGTCAATCAAATTCCCACATTCCCTGTGTATATAACACATGGGCCGATTAACAGAGTCAATTGGCTCATTAGGATTATAGGTAAACCACTCGTCAACCGCACTAATTCCAAGCTCTTCCATGCGTCCATCGGAGGGATAGAACAACATTCCATGCTCATCAAACAACATAAACAAATCTTCATTGTTTTCGTTTTCTGTAGCAAAATATCTAGAGTCACCTATCCGCTCAAAAACATCTACGCCTATGTCATGTTCAATTTCTTCAAACAAATCAACATACCCTTTTACGTTTAGTCCTATTTTCTTGGTTGCTGGCCCAACTTTCCATTTAGGGTCACCAAACATAGCCCACTCGCCGTATGTATCCCTATCTGGCCACTCTCGGCGTATGTAAACATAACCGTCCCTATCAACAGCAGCCCATAACGCAGTGAAGTTGCGAGCCCCAGCAGGGTCAACTACTTGGTAGGAAGTGAATCTGCTCCTGTCTGATATGTCAGGGAAAGACATTCCATACTTGTTGGGTTCATCACCAAGAACATTAACCTCTGTATTAAAAAGCGGAAGCAAAGATGTTACACTTTTTACAGGAACACCATAAGCACGAACCAATATTTCCTCCTCTGGCCTGTCCCGCAAATCTTTAGATATGCGTTCATAGCCGCCAAACGGGTTCTCATCAGAATGCAGGTAGACCACCGAAGCATCACGTTTCGGGCTATATTGTTGTACTGGAAGTTCTCGGTTAAGAAGAATTGCCTTCCTTGTCTTTAATGTTTCGGAACCTTTTAAGTATTCTGCTATAAACGGAGTGTACCCATTAATCGGAGTGAAGGCTATTAACATCTTGGAATTTCTGGTAGCCAACCGAAAACGTAAAGTGTTTATCAATGCATCGTCACCAAGATATTCGTCTAGCCACGTTCCAATGTTTAGTTCGCCTCCAGACCTAAACCCAAACTCAAAACCTTCCAAGATAGTTTGGTTATTAGAAAACTGAGTGTAGGTTTTAAAATCAACCCTGGTTCGGGTATCAGGAAAAATAAAACTGCTACCCGTAAAACCATTCTGCATCGAGTAGTTAATATAACCCTCAATACTCTTGGTCTTCTTCTTAAACTCCTTGGGCATCATCTCCCACACAGCAGCCTGCTGCACCTTTACGCTGGTATCAGCGTTCTGGGAAAAACAAACAACATGACCATCTGGGTTGTTTATTACGCTTTCCATTACAATTTTAGCACAGCCAGTGGTTTTACCACTCCGGTTGCCCCCCAAACACAGACACTCGTTGTATGTTCCTAGTCCATCCTTAATACGCTCCCAACCATCTAGGTTAAATCCATGTCTTACCGGATCTTGCTCAGAAGCCTCTATGCGGCCCTCATGGGCCTCGTGTAAGTCCTTTAGTACATGGGGGTGGTTTTCACCTAAGAACACTATCTCCTCATCTGTAGGAGGTATTAGTATTGGATGTTCGGTAAACTCAATCATGTACGCTCTTTAAGTTCCGCAAGTGTTACAGTATTGACCATAGCCAACAACGCTACAACTTCCTCGTTTGCCCCCTTAGAAAACAAGTCATATTCAAAACCATCTTCGGTAATAGATGCCACCAACATCACATTCCATTCAGGACTAATGGTTTCCAGTGACTTTTCAACAAGCTCTATGTTTTCGTTCATTATGGCACTATGTTTAAATCATGATACATCATGCTCTAGCCTGTGGCAGTTGGCACAGAGCAAATCACACTTTTCTAGCTCCTCTATAAAAACCTTTTCACTGTCTGTTTTTTTTCTGAAATACTGAGAAACTCTGAATTTCTTAACACCCCTAACATGATGGCAATCAAACTGAATTGGTCTGCCCTCAATCCCACACCTAGAACAACGCCAAGCTCCGAAGTGTGCCTTAATCAAATTGTTTTTCCTATTTCTTGGTTTTTCGTTGGAGCAATTTTTGCAAACGGTTTTATACCTTTTAATTCCCTTGTAGGTTCCATTGCCATGAAAACCCGAAAAAGGCTTTTCACAATTGCATTTTTTACACTTCTTGGTCACAGCAATCCAAGGTTTTCCAGGAGTAAATCTAACAGCTCATCGGGACTACCCCCATGACAATGAATTATGTTTTGGTTCATTGTTACTAACCAAAAGCTTTCATGTTGGGCCTCTAACAACCTAACAAGCTCATTTAGGCTATGGTCATCAAACTC